GTGCGCAGGCACTCAGCAGGCCTGAGTTCACTACCCTTACAAATCGGCGTAGCTACGTCTCATTGTCTTGAAACCCCCTGGTGGGACACCTCGACTCCTCCTTCCCTGGTTTCCGTTTCCCTACTGGAACGGCCAATCTTTACGGGTAACGCCTGTGGCGATGATCCCTGCCCTTCGTTTCGCACCCTCCCTCCCCTTTTGTGTTCGCACCGGCGCCTCTAAAGCCCAAGATTCACTTGGTTCTCACTTAATCCCCTTTACAAACCCAGTTGCGGTAACCGCCTCGAGATGACAAACGTCAGAGCTAGCTGGGTAGGGTTTCAGATCCTAAGAGGTGACCGGGAAGAGCATCCTTGCGTCCCCGGAGGCAGACTCGAAGTCTGCATGCCACTAAGTGGTCCGGATGCTTACCGCAAGAGGGGAAGGGGCGACGTCTACGGTCTTACAAGGACCACAGATTGCCTCCCCTGACCGACCGAACCTCCGTTCCGGAGGCCGGTGCTTGGACCCAGGCTTAACAAGACAGCGTGCTTCCTCACGCCCCGCGGCGCGGCTCAAGCCACGACGCCACCGACGGCGGCCTCGGCGTCTTCATACGATGGTAGGAAACCCACATCGTAACAAGGAAGATCTTCGAACGACAGAAACTGTGAAAAAACCAGACTGTCAGCAACGATAATCTCCTTGTCCCGCGAAACGCGGGGGAAGAAGCGCCGGCGCCACTCAGAACCGCTCATCTCCGGCCGTGAGAGACGGTAGCCAAAGGACTGACGGACAGGGGTCCACTCGACCTCATGCATCCAACAGTTGATCATTGAGAAATCCGGCTCTTTGACAGAGCGAACGCTCGAAAGAGCGATGCAGTACCGCACCGCTGAGCGGACGCGAGACTCGGAGTAATCAATAGACCATTTCCAGGCTACCATCTCCAAAGCGTTGATCGCTTCCTCCTCAGGACCCAAGCAACCAGCAGGCAATAACGAGAAACTCTCAGAAGAGAGGGCCAAGTTATGCCCGACAGGTTCACGGGGAGCAGGAACGCGAGTCGGAGACGGGCGCAAATTGAACTTTCGCCCCATTCGCCAAGCAAGGGCGCCTTCAAAACCAAGCTCCGGGAGAGTCAAACGACAATCTCGGATTTGGGCAATCTTGTAAGAAAACCAGCAGCAGGCTGCACGGTATCGAACTTGACTAGGAAGGCCCCTCACGAAAGACGCGAAGGAACGACCAGAACCGGTTACATACTCGGAATGACGTAACATGCCAAATCGCAACGTTGGCACGACATACAAGAGGCCAGAAGAGGACCACCTAAACAAGGTCGAGTTCAACGAGCCAAAATCGTGCGAAACGGAGGTCTTTGTCACCTCTACGTCAAGACCGACATCCGCGACAACTTTCATCCACTCGTGAGCGAACTGCTCAGTGGACTGAAAAAGAATGTCGTCTCCATTGATCAAGAGGGGGAGGCGCTGGTTAACGCGAGCCCGATGACGGGCCCAACGGAAAGCCAGATAGTTCTGCAGACACAACAAAGGGAAACTCAAAAGAGAACCCATCATCTGCCCAACAGAAGGAACTAATGAATCCACGCCGAGATCAAGGGACCACAGACTAGGCCTAAGAATCGCCTTCGCGTACTTCTTAATGGACTGAGGAACAGCGATCGAATGCGACAAGATCACATCGAGAGCGTCCTCAGCGACCTCCAGAGGGAGGTTGTCTGTGGCGGATTTGTAATCACCGGAAACCAGCACGCCGGCATCAGCTAAGAAGCCTGCGCGTTTCAAAACATCCTCAGTCGGGTCACCACGGCAAAGCCACGAAAACCGAGACAAATGATCATAGAGAGCCCCATGCAGGGGCCTCAAGAGCAATGAATCGGAAGAGAACTTTGTTAAAGGACGTGGTTTCCCGGCACTCTGAACGACAAGCATCTGAGCCGTCACAGACACCTCGCCATCAAAACCCGTCAAAACGGCGTCGAGATACGAGGCGTGATCAAGCCCGAGACCGAAACAACCACCCTGACCACGGGGGCTGTCATCTGTCGCAGATAGAGGAGGAGAAACGCGCAGAGCATTCTTCTCGTAAAGACCAGAATCCCAGCCTTTCGGAAAAAGGCGGGAGACGGTCTTACGGACGAATGACCTGTAGCCGGAGGGAAGCTCTCTAGGAGAGCGGGACAAGCGCTCGGCGAGATCGACCAGCATCGGGGCCTCCTGACATTTACACGAGGGCGGAAGAAGCTTCTTGATAGATTGAAAAGCGAACCGCTCCTCCTCGACAGAGGAGGGGCAGGACGCAAGAAGCTCCTTGACCGACTTCGAAAGGTCAGCGCAGGAGGTCCTAGGTGGGTTCCACACCACCATGGGCAACTGGAAGATCTCGGCCCACGCCGAGACCGCACGCAAGACGGTGGAGACCGTACGTGCCATTGAGACGCGGCAGCGCCGCGGGGGTGTCGCAGAACGAGGCGAGCCCATCTAGACGGAGAAAGCTGTGAAGCAATCCCCTAGACGACAAGTTCAACCTAAACGAATGCACCAAGTGCGTTTGTTC